ATCTGTAGAGGCACGTAGGGACAGTAAAAAATCCCAGCGTCGTAGGCATTAGTACCCTTATAGCCAGCAACGTAGTAGTGAGTATCACTTACGTTAGCAGAGTAAGGATCGATGAAGACCTTGAGCTTACCATTGATGGTACCAGCGAATAGGTTACCGGTGTCATCAACATTGAGGTTAGCGTTGAGGGCAGGGGTGTAATCAAGTACACCAGCCATGGTTAGGGCGGAAGCAACGTCTGCGGAACAGATGATGAAGTTTCCTTTGCCTCTTCTGGTGAGCTGAGCGATGGCGTTCATGTCACGCTCAATCTGGAAGAGTAGACCCTTGAACTTCTCAACACTCCAACGGCCGTTGGAATCGAGGTCGAGGTCGAAAATACCAGGGGTATTTACGTTGTTCTGTGCACCAGGCTTAGCGGTACGATATACTGTGCGGATTACCTCACGGTTGATCTCGGCTAGGATCTCAGAGGAGAGAATGTTAGCGAGTTCAGCTTCAGCATCAAGACCATGGATGGCACGTAGATCCTGAGCCATTTCCATGGAGTATTGAGCCTTGAGGGCACGACCCTTGGCTTCAACAACAACCTTCTCGATAGAGAAGCCCATTTGACGGAAACGGAAGTCACCATCGGAAGGACCACCAGCAACACCGTCATACATTCCGGCACGCTCTAGGTCATGAGTGCTCATGCCCTGGAGGTCTACACGGGGATCGTTTGTGATGTCACGTAGGATAGGATCATAAGCACCACCGATGTATCCACCACCAGAAGCACCAGAGGCACCAGAGGAACCACAAGCAGGATCAGGATAGTTTACGTTACCGGGGTTACCGAGATCGGGGTAAGGACCAGTGACGATTCCGTCACGGCTGTTGAGGAGACCAGGGTTGCCAGAACGTCCAGGTCCAGTTAGACCATCAGGGGATCTCCAGGTGCGACCAGGTACGTGGTCATAGGGGATATACTTCTCTCTATCACCATAGATGGGGCATCCACCTTCGTCGAAACCAATGAGTTCCTGTTGTACGGAACCGTCATCGTTACGATACTGGTAAGGACCAGCTTCGGTAGGAAGACCTAGGGCAGAAGAGAAAGTAGGATCGGGCTCGTCATATAGTGCCTCGTTAGGACCCATGGGGCCGTCATAGAGGGAACGCATTGCGAAGATCATGCCGGTAGGACCAGACATTGGCTGAACGCCACAAATGTCATAGGCCAGTAGGTTAGGCATGGAGCGTCTAATCAAGGAGATTAGAACGGGATCGAAACCAGCAACGGGTCCTCTGTGATCAGCATAACCTGAATAACCAGCAACGGGATCACCGATGAGGCTGTTTACAGGAGCGACTTGACCGTCGGCACCAGAGTAGGTTTGACCAGCGGGGTTTACGTTGTTGGTTGGAGGACCATCAACGGGGTAGGAATAAGAGTTAGGGGTGTTCTCGGTGAGAAGACCATTGGAAACTCCCATGGCAGATTGCTCACGGAGGAATCTCTCTTGGTTTTCTAGGAGTTGAGCAGTGACAGCCTTTCTGTATGGATCTGTGATCTCAGGTAGATCTTGATGATTCAGAATGGGCTCCCACTTTTCCTGTAGATGTTGTGTAGACATTGTGGAATTGGTTACCTATTGTTTTAACGGTTAATAAATCAGCGCTTTACAGTTCTAGAAAGAGCGGCATAATATCCAGCCATGCTGGAATCCATACCCTCTAGAATTGTAGGAGCGAGAGGCTCAGCGGATTCATCCAGGTATTGTGCATTTTGAGCAACTTGTTGAAGGGCATGTTGTCCACCAACAAATGACTCCTTTAGGATGTTGAGCTTCTCACGATAGTTTTCTTCACTTTCAAACTCAACACTCTCGGCTAGACCGGCAAGCTTATCCTTTGCTGTCTCTGAGAGATCCCAGGAGACATCAGATAGAACAGCTTGACGCTGGAAACCGGACATTTGAGAAGCGAGAACCACATTGGCCTCGATTTGCTCATTGAGTTTGTCTTCCATATCATCAAGTTTTTCGACCATTGATTCAAAGATGTCATACTTCTCGTCGGGAAGGGTGACATAATGGTCTTCAAATAGTGATCTAAGACCACCCATAAAGCTCTCAGAGAGCTCGTTACGGATGCCATTTTCGACCACTAGTTTGTTCTCCTCTAGCCATTGGTTAGAGGTGTAGTTAAGGAACTGCTCAACTTTCTGAGCAATTTCAGTAACTTCACTCTCAAAACGTGAGGAGAATTCTTCCTCCAATCTGGCAACTTCCAGTTGAAGCTTTTGGTTTAGAGCACTTTCAAAGATGACTTTAGCCTTGGCCTTAAAGTCATCAGAAGCGTTCT